CACCACATAAACGTGGTCATGGTATTATTAGTAGATTACATTCTTATTCTGTACCTGGTACAGATTTAAGTATAGTTTACATACCTGGATGTGGAACTTGGCGTGATATTACCAAATTTTTACCTGATTCTAAGGTTTCAGATACTAATGCCACTATGGTGTACCGTCATGGAGATGGCTCAGTAAGTCGTTATAATACTTACATGAAATGCTCTACTAGTATAAATGTTAGTAATATTTCATATTCTGGCCATACTTATACATTACCAGAAAAAACTTTTTGTGGATTATGTATTGGTACATTAGTGTCCGATACTAAGCCTGCTTTAATAGCAGGTTTTCACTTAGCAGGTAATGGTAACGTAGGAGCATCAGGTTTTCTAACCAAAGGACTAGTTGAACAAGCTTGTTCTATGTTAAATAGATGTAATTCAGTTTTATTACCACATAGTGATGGAGATTTTCCAGCTAAACAATGTGGTATTGATTTATTAACAAGTAAAACTGTTCACACTAAGTCCTGCGTTAATTACATTCCAGTAGATGGTGTTTTTAATGTTTATGGATCATGCCCAGGAAAATCCACATATAGATCTGACGTCATAAGATTACCTATATCTAAAGACATTGAAGAGATTTGTGGAGTTCCATGTGTTTGGGGTAAACCTAAAATGCATCCTTGGAAACCTTTCTATGCTAATTTGCAGAATACTTCTAATCCTACTTTGGGTTTTTCTGCAGAAGCTTTAGAATGGGCAGTCAATGATTGGTTAGATCCCATGTTGACTATTTCACAAAGGAAACCCTGGCGTGATTCTATACGTCCTCTTACTGATGTAGAAACTGTTAGTGGAATAGACGCACAACGTTTTATGAAAGCTATGGTTGGGAAGACTTCTGCTGGTGTTCCATTAGGTGGACCAAAAAGAGAACAAATGATTGCTTTAAATCCTGACGATTATCCCGATCAGTCGTGTCCTATGGCACTTAATGATTTGGTAATGGAGGAAGTTGCTCGATTAGAAGCTGCTTATCTTAAGGGTGAACGTGGCTATTTTATATTAAAAGCGTCACCTAAAGACGAACCTACTGAACTTACTAAAGAAAAAGTTCGTATCTTTTTCGGATGTCCTATTGCTGCACTTTTTATTGTACGTAAATACTTATTAAGTATATTACGATTCGTTTGTATGAATCCTTTGGTATCAGAATGTGCAGTTGGAATTAATTCA